TACCAGATAAGGATGAAACTAATACATTTTTCTGGACTGAAAGAAATATGATCAAACTACCTTTTGCAGGTATTAAAGGTCAGACAGATTCAAGACCAGTTACTGTACAAGTACCTTGTATGGAAATGTATGGCAAAACTTGTCCAGTACTAACAGAAGTTAGACCATGGTTCAAAGATAAAAGCATGGAAGATATGGGCAGAAAATATTGGAAAAAGAAAAGTTATATTTTCCAAGGGTTTGTTGTACAGAATCCATTAAACGAGGAAACAACACCTGAGAATCCAGTTAGAAGATTTATAATTGGTCCTCAGATCTTTAACATTATTAGATCGGCATTACTCGATCCAGAGATGGAAGAACTGCCAACTGATTATGTAAAAGGTGTTGACTTTAGGATTAACAAAACAACTAAAGGCGGATATGCTGACTACTCAACATCAAAATGGTCAAGAAGAGAAAGACCACTTGATGAACAAGAAAGAGCGGCAATTGATAAGAATGGTTTACATAACTTATCAGACTTTAGACCTAAGGAGCCAACTGAAGCAGAAGTAAAAATAATTAAAGAATTATTTGAAAAATCTGTTGAAGGTGAGGCTTATGATCTTGACAAGTATGGACAGTACTTTAGGCCAGCAGGCGTAAGTGCTAATTCAAAGGTATCAGTTCCAAAAGCAGATAGACCTGCTCCAGTGGAAAAAACTGCTAATCCGGTAAATGCTGAAGTAAAAACAGCGGAACCAGTTGCAGAAACTACTCCAGCGGCACAACCAAGTACGGACAGTGCCAAAAGAGCAGAGGATATTTTGAAATTGATTAGATCAAGACAAGCAAAATAAACCCCTTAATTACCATGGCCTTAATGGTTGACTGTTGAGGCCATGGTGTAATAAAATAGATATTATGACAAAAGTATTCGACGCAACAAAATTTAGAAAAAACATTACAAAATCAATCCAAGGTCTCGGAATAGGATTCAGTGATCCTACAGATTGGATAAGCACAGGAAATTATGCTTTAAACTATCTAGTGTCCGGAGATTTCAACAAAGGAATTCCACTCGGCAAGGTTACAGTCCTTGCTGGCGAATCTGGTGCGGGTAAATCTTACATCGCATCAGGTAACATTATTAAAAACGCACAGGACCAAGGTATATTCGTTATACTAATCGATTCTGAGAACGCACTTGACGAACAGTGGTTACAAGCATTGAAAGTAGATACATCAGAAGGAAAACTTTTAAAATTAAGTCTATCAATGGTAGATGATGTAGCAAAAACTGTGTCAGAGTTTATGAAAGGTTACAAAGAACAACACGCAGACAACAAGGAAGACGCACCTAAAGTATTATTTGTAATAGATAGTTTAGGTATGTTGCTTACACCAACAGATGTTGATCAGTTTGAAAAAGGTGAGATGAAAGGTGACCTGGGTAGAAAACCCAAGGCCTTAACAGCACTTGTAAGAAACTGTGTTAATATGTTCGGTAGTTGGAATGTAGGACTTGTAGCAACCAATCACACATACGCATCACAAGATATGTTTGATCCCGATGACAAAATATCAGGAGGACAAGGATTTATCTATGCGTCAAGTATTGTTGTTGCAATGAAGAAATTAAAGTTAAAGGAAGACGCAAAAGGAAACAAAATTACTGACGTTAGAGGTATAAGAGCGGCCTGCAAAGTAATGAAAACGAGATATGCAAAACCATTTGAGTCTGTGCAAGTAAAAATTCCGTACGATACAGGCATGGATCCATACAGTGGTTTAGTAGACTTGTTTGAAAAGAAAGGCCTATTAGTACAACAAGGAAATAGGTTAAAATACGTTGATTCGAAAGGGAAAGAACATTTAGATTTTAGAAAAGCCTGGACAGGTGATAAATTAACAATGATCATGAATGATTTTGATAAATTATCACAAACATCAGACGAAGATGCTGATGCTGAATCCAAGGACTAATGAATGATAGATATGACCCACGAAGACATCGAACGTATATGGAATTCGGTAGTACATTACTTTTCAGATAGGCAAAAACTCGACGCGGCAGTTGACTTTATTAAAAGTTTAGAAAACATAGGAGTAGACATAGATGAAATTAAAGCATCTGCAGATTATGACCCTAAACTTGAAGAAGCAATAGGTATAGTTTTTGACGATGACGAAGAGGATGAAGACTCCTATAACATATATGGCGATGAAGAATGAACTGGTACAACGAAGTAAGTAGAAACATAAACAAAATACCCGACTGTATAAAATACTTTGAGCAAGAATATGACGAAGCAAAAAAAGAGTGTCGTATTTTTGGAAACCTAGAAAAGGCATCTGCAAGTATGCCGGGTGTTGTAGAACACAGATTTAATCAATTACAACAAATAGAAGCAATACTAGAATATCTAAATATTGAATATAGAAGGTTGAGAGCAAAGACTTTCAGAACATTTTTAGAAAATTACAACAAAGCATTATCAAGCAGAGACGCAGACAAATATGTAGACGGCGAACAAGACGTTGTCGATATGGCAAAAATTATAAATGATTTTGCCCTGCTTCGGAATCAATGGTTAGGCATCACCAAAGGACTCGATCAGAAACAATGGCAAATAACTAACATTGTTAAACTGAGAGTAGCGGGAATGGAAGATGCAACGATCAAATAGAATAATTCTTACAGACGTAGACGGAGTACTATTGGAATGGGAAAACCATTTCACTCAATGGATGTTGCAACGTTCTTACTATGAAAAAGAAGTTGGCGAAGGATATGTTGGAAAAAGAATATATCCCTACACACTATTGGACAATAAGCAAGACACCTACGAGATGTCAGAACGTTTTGGTTTAACTAAAACAGAAGTAAGAAAAGAAATTAGAGAATTTAATAAAAGTGCCTGGATGGGCACCCAACCTCCAATGCCGGACTCACAAAATTGGGTAAAATTACTTGCCGCAGAAGGTTGGACTTTTATTCCAATCACATCACAAACTTCGGACATACCAGCACAAATATTACGTAAAAAAAGATTAGGTGAATTATTTGGCGAACACATATTTAAAAATTATCACATATTAGACACAGGCATGGATAAAGACAACGTGTTAGCAGAGTTTCACAATACAGGTTTATATTGGGTGGAAGACAAACCTAAAAATGCACTTGTAGGCTTGAATTATGGACTTAAACCTCTTCTTATTGATCATGCATACAATCGTGATTTTAAACATCCAGACATACGAAGAGTAAATAATTGGAAAGAGATACACCAAATTATTGCAAGATGAAAATATACGTAGGACATGACAGCAGAGAAGATATTGCATATCAAGTATGCGAACACAGTATCAAACGTAGAGATCCTTCTGCAGAAGTTATTCCATTAAAGCAAAAACAAATGAGAGATCAAGGTCTTTACACCAGACCTGTAGATAAACTTGCTTCAACAGAATTTACTTTTACAAGATTTTTTGTTCCGTATCTAAACGACTTCAAAGGTTGGGCAGTATTTTGTGATTGTGATTTTTTATGGAAAATACCTTCGCATGAACTTATAAAATATTGTGACAACTCCAAAGCAGTTGTTTGTGTGCAACACGATTACACACCAAAAGAAACTACAAAAATGGACGGACAAGTACAAACTGTTTACCCAAGAAAAAATTGGTCCAGCATGGTGCTTTGGAATTGTGAACATCCAAAAAATAAAATTTTGACTCCAGAATTATTAAACGAAGAATCTCCAAAATTTTTACATAGATTTAGTTGGCTTGAGGATAATGAGATTGGTTCTCTTCCTTTAGAGTACAATTGGTTGGTCGGTTGGTACGAAGAACCAAAAGACGGTACTCCTAAAATACTACATTACACAGAAGGTGGTCCATGGTTTGACGGATACCGTGATTGTGAATATGGCGACGATTGGAAAAAAGAACTTATCAATTTGTTTAGTTCATAATGAATTTCCCAAACATAAGAAGAAATCATTTTAATAAGGGCGAAGTTGATTATCTCTTTGCACCTACACCCGTAGATGTTCCAATATACGATAGACTATACGAACTGCAAAATAATTTACAGCACAAATATTGGCAAGATTTTATTGAACAGTACAAATTAAATTGCGAATTCAAAAACGATTTAAATGACGTTGATCACACTGACTCTTATATATTAATGTGGTTTTTCAAAGAAAGAACGGACAACGGCGGAAAAAATGAAATAGTTCTTAATGGTGCAATTGAAGTAAGTTATCTGCCTAACTATATTTTGGGTTTTGACAATTCTAAATACAAATTAAAAATAAAAGAAAGATCTGTTCACTATCCTAGACGTCCTTTTTTACAAATATATCTTAAAGAAGACCTAAAGTCAACAATGTTTCCATGGTAGTTCCATTAGAAAATTCTTCAGGCGTAAACTGTTGATAGGCTAAACTATACAACCATGGTTCTGGATCTGCATAGACAGGTGTTTCTATATCTGCTAAATGAAGATTGCCAATGTCTGAAGCAAAACTTTTCTCATGACAGTACACAGGTTTGCCCATACATACTGCTTCAATGGCACTAATACTACAACTTGTTACACAGGCCCATGCGTCTTTTAAATCCTCGCTTAAAGGTACTTTTGCTTCACTCGGTCCTGACGTTCCTCTCCCTCTAGGTTTTTCTCTAACTTTTATAGGCCTGTCAGTATATCGTTTGAGTTGTTCTACTGTGTCGCTTGTCCAATCCGGTGTGCCAAGGTAAGCATGAATGCCTGGCGAACTAGGACAAACCAAAATATGTTTTCCGTTCAATGTTGGTGCTTTTATTTTAATATTAAACTTATCAAATCTATCTGATTTACAGTCTTCAAAAAAACTTGCGTGTATTTTATTTTTACAAATTCGCCAGTAATGATTATCGGGTTTTAAATTATTATTGTCAAATCTTCCAAAATATGGAGTATCTGTGAACCAATATTGTTGTTGTCGTGCTTCTAATTTTTTAATTAATTCTAAATTATTATTTACAAAACCCCAAAACATTGAATTAGATAAAGGTTCGGTTGCTGTACTATTATCATTGATAACAACTTGTCCGGGCCACGAGTTTTTGACTCCATTAAAAACTTCCCAGGCCTTACTTTTAGGATTACTCGATGGTGCGTAAATTGTTAGCATCTATAAATTCCTTTAGAGAGTTTGCCCATTTTTCATGTCCTTCTTTGGACGGATGTGGATCATCTGGACTGACTATATAATTGTTTTGTTGTATAAATTCAAAATGACTTGTTGATGGAGCAAAAAATCTTTTCATATCTATTGCTTCTTTAAAAACATCAAAATCTAATATTGTATCATCAACACTATTGGGAAGAGCATTATACATTACGTATGGAATTTTTTTAATTTTGAAATAATTCTGTAAATTAAAAACATTATCTAAAAAATCAGCAATAAGATTTTTTTCAACGTCCCACCCTTTAAAACCTGTAAGCCATCTTAATTCGTTTGAAGTTTTCCATGTTCGCCAAGTTAAATCAGTCCTGTCAATACGTCCTGCTTTCCACCCATCGTTGGTAATATAATCATTTCGTATTTGACTAGACCATCCTATAACAGCAAAAACATCTTTTGGTTTTTCTAACTCAAACCACCACTTTGTTGTAAAACTTATTCTTTTGTTGCCCCGGCCTCCCATGGCTAAATTTACTAGTTCACTGTTATAATTTTGTGCTAACTCCTTACTAACAAAAGTATCAACACCGTCTTTTGGACGAGGGGTAAGAAAACTACAACCATTTGAAAACATCGTTGACATAATATAGTATAATTATTACAAATGGAGGCTGTTAAAAATATTACTGACTTAAAATATTTCATCGACAGAGGTGAAATAATTGATCCCGAGTATGACTATAAAGTGTCTTGGCATCAGGATATTAAACAAAATGAGTGGACAAGTTTACCAACATTTATGTTTTCATCTACTAATTGTAGGGTAAACAGTTTACCTCTTTTGATCACTGAACAAAATCATTTAATAACAGAACACGTGTGGCCTTTAATACACAAATACAAAAATAAACCAGAAAAAGTACACACTGTTTTTACAGAGTGGCAAGATGCTATGAGTGTAAGCATTCCAGAAATTTCTGAACAATTTAATGAGAATGGAAAATATGTATGGTTACCTATAGACGAATATAGTGCAGAGAATCCATGGCATATTTGGATAGATGTTGTTTCAAAAATAAGATTAATTGAAAAATATTTTCCAAATTTTTTAATAGAACATTTTGTTTTTGTATTAGCAAATCCAAGTTCTTACTTCGATAAAATTGCAAAAGTATTTTTCCCAAAAATAAGATATTTGACTATGCCAAAAAATACAACTTGGAAGTTCAAGCATTTAATAGTTCCTTCAATGAGCAATCACAAAGACGGAATAATTACACCACGTTTGCCTGAATGGATACAGCGACTTGCCAACAGGAGTGTGAGAAAAGTATCAATACCTAATAAAAAAATTATAGTTACAAGGCAAAGCGGAAATAGAAGTATTACGAATCAAGAACAATTGATATTGGCACTGAAAGGTTGGGAAACTGTAAGTTTAGAAAGTATGGATATAAAACAACAAGTAGAGTGCTTTTCTAATGCTTCACACATATTATCACCACACGGTGCAGGATTAATTAACTTATTATGGTGCCAACCAAAAACAAAAGTAATCGAAATACAACATAGGGCATTTCTAGAAAAAAAAGTCTATCCTATACTATCTCACCATTTAAGACTAGATCATGAGGTGTTTGTTGCTGAAACAGAAAAAGTAGAAGGTCCAAAACCGAAAAATAAAAAAATGAAAGACATGGTCAATTTTCGTTTAAATATTAACGAACTTATTTCAAAGTATAATCTATGATATCAATTTTAAAAAATTTTAGCACAGTTATTACAGATCCTTATCCGCATTTTGTAATAGAAAATGCTCTACCCGAGGATCTTTATAATCAACTAGATAAAGAGTGGCCAGAGAAACAACTGTTAGACACACAACCTTATGACAACGGAATATGTTACAGACTTAAAGCAGACGAAATGCTTAAACCTAATATAGTATCAGAAAGTTGGAAAGAGTTCTGTGAGTATCACACATCAGAAACTTTTTTTAATGAAGTGCGAGAAATATTTTCACCTTACATAGATAAACTAGAAGGTAAACTTGGTGCGAGAGGTTGGGCAGACAAAGATGCTACGGTGTGGACAGACTGCCAAACTGTAATGCATAGACCAATCACAACAACAAGTAGAACTGCACATATAGACAATCCAATGGAAATGTATGCAGGACTTCTTTATATGCGTTACAATGAAGATAAAAGTACAGGCGGCGATTTCCAAATACATGAATCAAAAAACAATGTTAACAAAGTAGACAAAACAAAAGGAAGACAAATATTTGAGAACGATCTTGGACCTGTGGTTACTACTGTTCCATATAAAGCAAATACTTTTGTTATGTTTTGTAACTCAACACCAAATGCAATACACGGTGTTACTCCGAGACAGGGTGCAACAATGTATAGGAGAAGTGTAAACATAATTGCTGAATACAGCAGACAAAGTAGAAAGACAATGTACTCGGTTACGGAAGTTAAATGAATATAGCAGGTATACACACTACAAAACCAAGAACACAAAGATATGTGGATGCTTTTGTGCAAGGCACACCTGGTCCAAATAAGATATATCAATTTCGAGATTTGAAAGAACTTCCAAATGAAAATTTAACAATGTATGGAATACTTGCCGGCTCCGGAGAAATGTATAGATGGTGTGAACAACAAAAACGTGATTTTTATTTTATAGATCACGGATACTTTACTAATGCACATGACAGTCCTCATTGGTTAAGAATTACAAAAAATGCTCATTGCCAAAACAAATTTACTAATACTAAAAGTGATAGATATGAAAAATTTTTTGCAAGAAATATTATGCCATGGCAAAAAAATGGCAAGAAAATTTTAGTCCTACCTCCAACTAATGCAATAGCAAATTTTTTTAACGAAGAACTTTGGTTATCAAAAACACTAGAAATTCTAAAAAAGAATACAGACAGGCAGATTGATATAAGAGAAAAACCATATAATCCAACGATTGCAAAAGATCATGTTGGAGCAACAGTTAAAATTGATAAACCAACAACACATCAAGGAAAAATAGATTGGAGTCAATATTTTGCCTGTGTAACTTACAATAGCAACACAATGGTGGAAAGTTTTACAAATGGCGTACCAGTTTTTTGTGATGGTAATAATTGTGCGGCCAAACCAATAGCAGAAACAGACTTTTCTAAAATTGAAACACCCAAGTACGAAGATAGAGTTGCTTTGTTCTCAAATTTAGCATATAATAATTGGACAATGGAAGAAATGGCAAACGGAACTGCCTGGAGAATGCTTAATGAAATGTGAAATTTTTAGAAGAACTGTAAAAGACAGAAAACGTGGTAATAGTTGGGAGTTGCTTTATCACTTGGCCGAAGGAGTCAAGGCGGCAGGCGACGAACCTATAATTGTAAACGAAGACAGAGCAGGACCAACTGTCGAAGGCGAGATGGAACCAACTGCACCAATCTGTGCTATGTTTGGCTACGGTGGATCTAATCAAATGCATCATACAAAAGGACGTAGAAGAGAACTAGCAGATAAATGTAGAGCACAAAAGATTCCGTTAATAACATTTGACGGTGGAGTGCTATCAAGTTTTGGAAACACATCTACAAGTCCTGATCATCATTTTAGAGTAGCACTTTACACACCCATGAACGATGGAAACTTTCTAGCAGACAACAGTCCATCGGATAGATGGGAAATGATGAAGAAAAAATTTAAAGTAAAACACGAAGAATGGAGAAAATCTAAACCAGAAGATCCAATACTATTTGTACTTCAGCCTAAAGATAATTGGAGCATGAACGAACTTGATCCTGTAGAGTGGTTCAATGGTGTCTATGAAAAATTAAGACCATTAACTAAAAGAAAATTTATTGTTCGTCCACATCCAAATCATGTAGCAGTTATGGATGATAGAAGAAAAGAATTTCCCGAAGATATAGAGATGCAATTTACACAAAAACATTTTGCAGGTGACGAGAAAAAGTACTACAGATTCAACTTTCAAGATGTAATAACTAATTGTCATGCTGTTGTTACTCACAATTCTACTGCCAGTGTCGATTCCTGCGTTCGTGGTATCCCTACCTTTGTTACGTCAGATCTTGCAATTTGTTGGCCTGTAGCAAACACAGATTTAACTAAAATAGAAACACCAGAATATCCAGATCGTACTCAATGGTTAAATGATCTTGGATATAAGATGTGGAGCATACAAGAAATCAGAGACGGAACTGTTTACAAAAGATTCAAAGAAAGGTTAGGACTATAATGAAATTAGGCGTAGTTACAACATTTCCTCCTAATAGATGGAATGTTTATGCACAAAGAATGATCGAAAGCCATATAGAATTTTGGCCGGACGATGTAAAATTATATGCTTACTACGAAGGGGACAAACCTAACTTACAGAACGAAAAAGTAGTATTTGTTGACATACATGAAGCCAATCCGGAACTAGTTAAGTTTAAAGAGAAACATAAAAACGATCCTGTTGCAAATGGTGAACTACAAGAGATACCCGGTGGAGTAAAACGTAGTCCTGCCGCTGGTGATAAAGATAAAGGCAAAGGATCATACCTATGGGACGCAGTTAGATTTGCACACAAAACGTTTGCAGTTGATCATGCAATTAGAACATGGCCCGAAGAATATATGTTATGGTTAGATGCTGATACATTTACTTTTAGAAAAATTACAACAGAGTTTGTAACAGGATTATTGCCTAGCGATAAACTTGTTAACTTTTTAGGCAGAGGAGAAAAATATCCCGAATGTGGCTGGGTCTGTTACAACAAAACACATCCAAAGATAAAAGAATTTATGAGTTATTGGACTGATATGTATATCAAAGATACTATTTTTGAGGAATTAGAATGGCACGACAGTTATTTGTTTTGGCAAGTTGTAAAAAGAATTGCACCAAACGAAGGTGTAGATATTGGCAAGGGTGCTGGTGCAAGAGGACATCATGTGTTTATTAATAGTGTACTAGGCGAATATATAGACCACATGAAAGGCAAAAGAAAAGTTAAAGGTAAAAGTTCTGCAAGTGATTTAAGAGTCAAACGTCAAGAAGACTATTGGAAAAATGTAGAATCCTATGATCCATTTAGTGGAGTAAAGTTTGATCCTAAACAAAAAGAAGATATTGTAAACAAAGTTGCAAAAGGCAACAAGGGGAACTAATGCAAATTGCTTGTTATCCAGAATTCGGAAGTTTGAACTCCAAACCTATTTTCAAAGCATTCATCGAAAGTTTAAAGAAAGACGGGCATGATGTTTACATCAATGAAAACAAAAATGCCGATGTCGCTGTAATTTGGTCAGTGTTGTGGCGTGGACGAATGGAAGGTAACAGAAAGATTTGGGAAGACTATAGGAAAACTAATAGACCTGTAATTGTGTTAGAAGTAGGTGGATTGAAAAGAAACGAAACTTTTAAAATAGGAATCAATGGAATAAACAGAGACGCAGATTTTGCCAATCAAGAATTTGATGATAAAAGGTGGCCTTTATTCCAAAAGGAAATGAAACCGTGGAACAGTAGTGGTGACATGATTGTATTATGTGGACAACACGATACAAGTCAACAATGGATAGGACTTCCTAAAATGGGTAAATGGATTAAAAAACAAATTACTGAAATTAGAAAATACACCACTAGACCAATATTGGTACGACCTCATCCGAGAAATCAAATAAGTTTTGACACAGAAAAATTTAAAGATGTTTTTATTAGAATGCCCAAACGAGATTGGTCAACGTATGACGATACAGACTTTAAAGCAACTTTAGGACAAACATGGGCAGTTGTAAATCATTCATCAAACCCTGCCATTGAATCTGTTCTCGAAGGTGTTCCTGTTTTTGTATCAGCATCTAGTTTGTGTTATGAAGTTGGTAACGAAAGTCTTGCTGATATAAACACACCTGCCATGCCAAATAGGAAAAATTGGGCAAACAAACTAGCCTATACAGAATGGTGGGAAAAAGAAATACAACAGGGTATCCCATGGGAAAGGATAAAAGCAAGGTTAAAAGATAGGTATCTATAATGAAACGAGATTGTTTTTATGAAGCAAAAGTTACTACAAAAAATAAAACAGAAACTTATCACTTTGGTTATATGCCTTACAAAATGATCATGAAAGATGTAAAACAATTTTATAAAGACGGTGCCGATGCTGTGGAATTAAAACAAATAACAAAAAAATATTTTGACAAATTAATGGAGCCATACACGTCATGAAAACAATAAATTTAGGCAAACCAGAAATACAAGAAATTCCATGGGAGCCTTACACAGGCGAAACTATTGTTACTAATATCACAATAAAGCAAGGCAAAAAAGTTAAGAATACTGCATACATGGAAGATAGAGTAAAAGCAAAACCAAGAGGTAATGCGTACATCATCGGAAACGGACCTTCTAGGAAAGGGTTTGATCTTACAACTTTGAAAGAGACCGGACAGACTTATGGCTGTAATGCATTGTATAGAGATTTTATTCCTGACTATATTTTTAGTGTTGATACTAAAATGACTGTAAAAATGCTTGAGGATAAGGTCTACGAAAAATGTATTCACTATGCTCCTAGTTTAGAAGTAAACAGAGCACACGGCAAAGGTAAATTGCATTTGATTCCAAACAATCCGCATTGGATATCAGGAAATGCGGCCTTTTGGACAGCAGGAGTTCACGGCCACAAAGATATGTATTTGTTAGGATTTGATTTTAGAGAGTACGGAAAGAATCAACTTAACAACATATACCAAGACACCGAGTGTTATGGAAAACGTAATGATGATAAAATATTTGAGGGTTGGTACAAACAGTTTAGGGATCATTTAAAAATGCGTCCTTACATAAACTTCACAGTAGTGCATGACGATCCACCTGATTATCTAAATCATATGCAGACAGGAACCGACCTAGGTAACAGTAGGTTAATGACTTATAAAAGGTTTAACGATATAATCTTAGGCCGACCTTAGAAAATTTTTCTCTAAAGGCGTAGAAATTTTCATTGTGATTTGAGTAAGGATCTTTCATCACAGACATCTGATATAGGTGCACCATTTCGTGTGCCAATGTCTCTATGAAATCTTTCCATGTAGGAAACTTACAATGCAATTCAATGTAATGATATACTTCGGTTTTTTGGAATGGTATAATTCTTTGGTTGAACGTTCCTTTTCTGCATTTTCTATTATCCCAATCGGCCACACATCTTCCCCAATCATGATGTAATTTTTTGATTCTAATTTCTACTCCATGCAGTCTATTACCAAATAACAGTTTGTTAAGTCTACTGAACCAAATATTAGCAACATAAGGAGTAGGTTTATACCATACAACATTTTCCTTAAGAGCAAGTGATCTAGCGAACTGCTTCTTAAGTGATTTTCGCTGGTTATGTGACTTCTTTTTCATAGGTTGACCTTTTTACCATTTCTGTTATAATTGAATTATATACTATTAATTATCTAAATTTATGCCAGAAATAACAGAGTCTAAAATGCCAAAAACAGTAAACGAAGCACTCAAAATACTAGCATATAATGAATTTTTTTGGGATAATATAGGTGCATATAAATCTAGACCCAAAGTTTACACACATCCTAAGGACAGACAAACAGTACACAGTCTTGCTGATGCACAATATCCATGGACTGAAAAACAGGCCAAACTTGCAGTAATTTTATTGAAAAGATATGCCTGTGGCTTTGAGAGGCACAGCATTGATATCCGTCCTTTGCTGGATACACCTGTTTTTGATCATCCTTTCAGAAAAATTGATTGGGATAAATCAATTGAAAAATATGAGGACGATAATGGTGAATGGATAGAACTTAAATTTCCTTACAACAAAAAAATAATTTCATTAATAAGAGTTTTAAAAGACAAAAAAGGACTGCCTTCAGGCACTTGTAGATATGATGGAGAATCAAAAAAATGGACAATAAAGGCCACCGATGTTACTTGTTACTATTGTACTTTGATTGCTGTTAGATATGATTTTAAATTTAGCGATCAAACTTTAATTGATCTATTTTATGAAATAAGAAAAGAAAAAAACAGTTTCAAAAAACCAGTGGCGGTATTTGCTGACAATAGTATTGCTATACAAAATGCTCCAGAATCATTGCAAGAGTATTGGAATGGTGTAGAAAAAGATCTAATTAGATCGGTAGATAAGTTAAAATCTGTTGGATTGGCAGTGCCTAAGATACCAGCAAAAGGTTGGAACGAAGGAATGTGTCCTTTAACTTACAAAGTAGCAACCAGTCATAGTACATATATGTGGATTGATAGCAACGTTTATAGTCGTGATAGCATAGTAAGGATGTTAGACGATTTAGATAGTTGGCCTATAATTATGCCTGTGAGTGGTGAGTTGGATTCTCGAGATACTGTTGAAGAAATTTGGAACTGGATTAAAACGTTTGAAGCCAACGGTGTAGATATTTACAAACAGATATCATGGGGTTTTGATGCTGATAGACGTGAAGGCAATTTAGGAGAATGGGTAAATGATATGAGAGCGGACAGAGACCTTAAAGACAAGATTCATGAGATCATACAGATGTCAAAACAGTTTAAGTATATTGACCAGAATACCAAAGTTTATTTTATGAGAAACAAAATTACAAGGACACAAATAAGATCAAAGTTTGAACCTAAAACAGCAATCATGGATATAGGTGGTGGTTATTGGTCAAGCGGTGGCGGTAATTTGAAAATCTTTCTTGATAATTTGCCTAAGAAGTTGTATTATACTAGTAATAGACCCATGAGGTTTGATAATACAAAGGCAATTATTAAAGTATGAGTTCATGTAAATTGGTAATCAAAGACGAAGTCAATGTGAAATTTGAGAATTTAGATCTCAAATGGAGGCAACGTTTACACAACAAATTCAAATATCAAGTACCATATGCGTTTCACTTACCTGCGGTCAAGTTGGGTAGATGGGATGGCAAGATTGCTTTTTTTGGTCTTGGCGGCACAACATATCTAAGTTTAGTCGAACAAATATTACCCATACTGGAAGATGGCGGTGTTTATGTAGAACTAGAAGATAGAAGAACTAAACACGACTTTGAATTTAAAGCAATCAATAAAAACTTTCTTTCAAATATAAATTGGCCGGAAAATCATCCATGTGCAGGACAACCTATCGAGTTACGTGATTATCAAGTTGAAACAATTAATAAGTTTATCGAAGCACCACAATCTATTCAAGAGATTGCCACAGGTGCAGGTAAAACTATTATTACAGCGGCATTGTGCCAATTGGTCGAACCATATGGACGTACAATCACAATAGTTCCAAACAAAAGTCTTGTTACGCAAACCGAAGAAGACTTTCTTGCTTGTAATTTAGATACGGGAGTGTACTATGGAGATAGAAAAGAAATTGGTCGATACAATACTATTGCAACTTGGCAATCACTAAACGTGCTTGACAAAAAAGCAAAAGACGAACACACAACAGAGTTTAAAGAATTTATTCAAGGAATTAATACTGTGATTATTGACGAGGTGCATATGGCCAAAGCGGATGTGTTGAAAAGATTACTTACAGGTCCTTTTGCACATTGTGGCATACGTTGGGGACTTACCGGAACTGTGCCAAAAGCAGATTACGAATTTATGGGAATAAAGGTATCTATAGGAGAAGTAACAAATAGGATTCCTGCAAAAGAATTGCAAGACAAAGGTGTACTTGCAAATTGTCATGTTAATGTTCTGCAAACACAAGACCATCCAGAATTTAAAACTTATCAAGAAGAATTAAAATGGCTTACAACAGACAATACAAGAATGACTTGGATTGCTAAAACAATAGATACCATAGCAAGTTCAGGGAATACTTTGATACTTGTTGACAGAATATCTGCAGGACAGTTATTAGAAAAGAAAATAAAAGATTCAGTGTTTATATCCGGAGCAACAAAAACAGAGGACAGGAAGGAACATTACGATGAAGTATCTACTGCAAAAAGTAAAATTATTATTGCAACATACGGAGTGGCTAGTGTTGGTATTAACATTCCTCGTATTTTTAATTTGGTTTTACTTGAGCCTGGCAAAAGTTTTGTCCGTGTAATTCAAAGTATAGGTAGAGGAATACGTAAAGCACAGGACAAAGATCACGTGCAAATTTGGGATATAACTAGCAGTTGTAAGTTTGCAAAAAGACACCTTACACAAAGAAAAAAGTTTTACAAAGAGGCAAATTATCCTTATAATATAGAGAAAATAGATTATGAAAATCCTTACACTAGATAACGCATCTTATACATTAGAAAAGATTCCAGAATACGTGGATGAAAAATTACGGTTTGCCGTGTTAGATAACTCAAATCCTGAAGAGCCGGACTTCTTTTACATACCATTAATATTTCTTGAAAGTTTTAATGCACCTGCGGCAGTTCTTACAATAGGAGAACATAAAATAAAAATGCCATTGGATTGGAAGATGCTTATAGGTGAATGGGGACAACAAGAAATGCACGTACTACCAATAACAAGTTTAAACGATAGAGGCTTCGATGCATTTACATTTAATCCTTTATCGAGCCATAAACCTGAATTTTTTCCAATTGATATTGTTGACATATACACAGAAGTGAAATGGTATTTTCCTAAAATTAAATCGGGTCAACTACTTGCTGTGCCTTTAAGCGATGGACCTAAACCAACGTGTGCTTATTTTGTTAAAGATATTTCAAGACAATGTGAACAAGTAGATTATGGCTCTTGCTGGTAAAAAAACTGTTAGGTTGAAAGCACCAATAATGAAAATAGAGGGTGCTTATGTTTGGATGGACAAAGATTGGCCAGTTAAATTTTTTGATTGGTTGGTAAAAGAAAAGTTTAATAAAAAACTTTCCGGTATGACACAAATGAATAATAAGTTAAAATTACATTTTGTTGATGCCAAGAGTGCAACATTATTTGGATTAAAGTATGACGAAGCGAAAATTTTTCGAACTTAAAAGTGGACTACAAGCAGTAGACTATCGTAACAAAGATTATTATGACAGAATAGATGATCATGAAAAATCATTATATTCTCCATTTATGTTGATGAGATATGCTTCAAGCATAGCGAACAAAGATCCATTTTTTGTTGAACATTACATAGAAATGGTTAACGAATGCGTTAATAAACATTTGTTCACGTTATCAAGCAAACACAAAAAACTTTGTTGGATACTTACTGCGATGTGTGGCACAGAGACAAGACAATTTCATCCATGGATAAAGCCAATGAAAAAGGTTGCTAACAAGTCTATGAAACAATTGATGCAACTATATCCAAACATGAAGGAGTCAGATTTAGAAGTACTGGATAAAATTATTACGGATGGGGAACTAGAGGAGTTAATGGAGTCACATGGAATCAATTAAATTTAAGTGTCCATACTGTGGCAAAGAGTTTACTAGAGAAAGAACATTACAAGTTCATATGTGTGAACCAAAAAGAAGATACCTACAAAAAAATGAGAAATGGGTGCAAAATGCTTTCATGGTGTTCCAAAGGTTTTATGAAATACATCAAAAAAATCATAAACCAAAAACCTATGAACAGTTTTGTGATTCACCGTACTACAATGCATTTGTAAAATTTGGCAGATACATAATGCACATCAACCCATTATATCCTGAAAAATATATAGACTTTGTTATATTGTCGCAAGTGAAACTTGACCATTGGGCAAATGATACAATGTACGAAACTTATCTCATAGACACACTTAAAAGAGAACCGGTCGAAGCCGCATTGAGAAGATCCATAGCAACAATGATGGATTGGGCAGAAGAACAACACGCACAATGGAGCGATTACTTTAGACTTGCAAATACGACACGTGTTGTGGCACACATACAGCAGGGAAAAATGTCTCCATGGTTAATACTTGGTTGCTCTGCAGGAAAAAAAATGCTACAATCATTTAGTGATGAACAATTACAAATGGCACAAAAATTTATAATTCCGGAGTTTTGGGCAAGTAAATTTAAAAGTTATCCAGCAGATTATTTGTTTGTACAGGAAACAGCCAAGGAGGCAAAAATTGAGTAGGATTGAAAGTGAAATAGCAGACGGAATGCAAATTGAGCCGGGCGACTGTATTGTCGTAATTAAAAAAGACGGAAGTGTTGGTAAGGTTGTTATGCCGGAAATGACTGCAAATATGACTAATTCGTTGGCCTATAAGAAACTACTTGATGTTTTAGATTTATTGCAACCGGGTGCAAGAAAAGATTTTGAAAATTATAATAAAAGGAAAATGCATTAATGCCTGATGTTGATATAGACTTTTTTGATAGAGATGGAGTATTGAAATTATTCAAACACACTCCTGCTTCTATTATTAAAGATGACAAAGTTGAAAAACATAAAACAGGTGTGTACTTTCATGCAGTTCCTGAACACCCAATTACAGGGCATTCAAGTTTGGATTATAAAAAAGCAGAAGATAGAGGATATTTCAAAATTGATTGCTTGAACGTTAGTATCTATAAAGATATCAAGTCAGAGCAAGAACTTGTAGAATTAATGATAAAAGAGCCTGATTGGGAAATGCTCAAAGATGCAACTATTGTTGATAAACTTTTCCATTTAAATGGACATTTTAATATAGTATCAAAACTAGAACCTAAAAACATCGAACAACTTGCGGCTGTGTTAGCAATAATACGTCCTGCTAAAAGGCACTTGATGCACAAGGATTGGATAGATATACTGAAAGAAGTTTGGGTACGTCCCACAGACGGATCATACTTTTTCAAAAAATCCCATGCTGTTGCTTATGCTCAAGCAATCGTTGTGCAGATGAATTTGATGTCTCGTGCTAAATATAGTTTTGATGCAACATCAAAAAACTAAGAAAAGAAAATCCAAAAAAACTAGTAAAAAAGCCTCCCGTAACTATTCACGTAGCGAATATTATGGATATCAAAAAGATAATCCATTAACCGAATATGTTGAAAGAGTATGTGGGATTAACAGTACACAACGTACTAAAATTAAATAGGTCTTCTTACTAATTGAATAGTTCTTCTTTTTACCCGTTTCTTTGAAATTTCAGACAGTCTTACAGTTGGTCCATGCACTATTTCAACGTCTTTAGATGCCAACGAAACAAGTGTTGTTCTAAAATATCTGAATTCACCTTTTAAGAATATGTTTATTGGGATTTTTCTATTGGATTCGTTCCACCAAATTTCTCCACACTTTAAAAACCTCATCTTATCTTGCGGTTGCATGATTCTGCCATAATCATAAAAACTGATCACGTTGTTATCTTGGTTTTGTATAATACCAACAAACTCCAAATCACCCTTTCTTATGAGTGTTAGAAAAGGAAATTTGTCCTTTAGTGTGTTAAAAATTTCATTCATCCTATGTCCATAAATATTGTTAAATATGTACTATGCAAACAATACAAAGGTATTTAATAAACAATTTGGTAATCGCCTACATAAATGGTTATCATGGAAGGAACGACAAAGTGTACGATAGACGTTTAACAGTGTATAGAGGTGTTTTTAACCCTATTACATTTACTTTCAAAAATGAGGACCAAAAACCACAAAACATAGTGGGCAAAACCTATGAATTTAACGTAATAGATACACAATCTAAAAAGAGTGTATTGACTAAAACTCTTACAATAAAAGACGACGGCTCAACAACATCTACTAAAGGACAGGCATCAGTAGAAATATCAGATGGAGATTTGTTGAGTTTGGATGCTAAATTTTACAATTATTCTGTTCGAGAAAATAAGGACGATGGCAGTTCAATCGTAACATATGCCGATACAGGATACAATGCATCTGGTACAATAGAAATCATTGACGGTGCTTATCCAAGTGTTATTGATAGTACATCTATAACAAATTTCACACAATCAGGCGGACCATTGGCAAAAACATCAGGAAATATAAATGCTAAACCAGGACAAAATAACAATAAAGCATTACATACAATCGCGGTTTATACACACGCAGGATTTTCGGGTGCATTGAGAATACAAGGTTCAATGTCTGCTTCACCAGGATCAACCGATTGGTTTGATATTACCACTGATGGTGCTGGTAGTCCTACAAATACTTTTTCCAGTTCGACTGGAGTAAGTTATTTCAACTTTACAGGTGTTTACCACTTTGTAAGATTTAGTTGGAGTAATGACTCTGGTAATACTGGAATCATTGACAAAATACTTTATAGACAGTAAAATATAGGGTATGAACCTGATCCAGTCTACTATCCTGACATCTCTGCCGGGCGGCCGGAAGAAAACTCCTTCTGGGTGGATATCATTCAATGCTCCTTGTTGTGTACACAACGGAGAAACACAAGATAAGAAAAAACGTGGAGGCATAATGACAAGTGCTGACGGAACATTATCTTATCATTGTTTCAACTGTGGCTATAAGGCATCCTATATAATTGGAAGAAAATTAAATTTTAAAATGAGGCAGTTCATGAGTTGGATTGGAATTGCAGATGATACAATTAAAAAATTAGCAATAGAAGCCATGCGTCATGAGGAAGCAGATACTAAAATAGAAAAAAAGAAATTTGTTGCATTTAAAAAGAAAGAACTTCCTAAAAATGCACATAAACTAGAAACGTGGTTAGAGAAATATGTGGCCAAAGATTTGACTGAACCACAATGGAAAAAAATTGATTCACTTTTAAATTATTTAAAACAACGAGGCATAGGTGCTGATTGGTATGACTTCCTATACTCTCCTGTGTCTACTTGGGATATGGACAAACGTTTGTTAATTCCATTTTATTGGAAAGGTGATGTTGTCGGCTACACAGGCAGAATATTTGTGGAGTCTGACAAAGTGAAATATTATACCGATGTGCAACCGGGATATGTTTTCAATATGGATGCACAAGACTGGTCTAGAAAATTTGTTATTGTTACTGAAGGACCATTTGATGCTATATCCGTTTCTGGAGTAAGCATACTGGGTTCAGAGGTAAATGACGTACAGCGAGACCTTATAGACGGCTTAAACCGCCAAGTAATTGTTGTTCCAGATAGAGATGCTCCGGGAGAAAAGTTAATTAACCAAGCAGTAGAATTTGGTTGGAATGTTGCTTTTCCGGAATGGGATGAAGGTGTTGACGACGTGGCTGATGCTGTGTTAAAATATGGAAGATTGTTTACAATACAAACTATATTGAATTCAACAGAATCTAATAAGTTAAAAATAGATTTAAAGAGAAAAATGTATGGATAAGAATAGATACGAACTGTATTTAGAAATGGCAAAACAAACACACCAAGATCCTAATACATGGCGTGGCACAAATTTACGTGATCATCATATAGACGCAATCAATGACTTGATAAAGCAACAAGGTATCAAGACAATATTAGATTATGGTTGCGGTAAAGCACATTATCATCAAAAAGATTGGAATGCTACACTATACGATCCAGCGGTACCAGAATACAGCAACGAACCAACAGGTAAATTTGATTTAGTAATTTGTACTGATGTGTTGGAGCATATACCGGAAGAGGACATACCTAGAATCGTACAACAACTGAAAGACCTTACACAAGGTTGGTTGTATATAAGTGTTTGTCCTAGACTTGCTAAACAAAAATTAAAAGTACCAAACTCTAACGAAGAAGTTAATTCTCACGTTTGCGTGAAACCACCTGAATGGTGGAGAGAACAGATACAAGGTGATAAAATAATATTGAAGTTTACGGATTAATATGGAAGAAGAAGTTAAAAAATTAAGAAAAGAAATATCAGACTTGAAAAAAGTTATATCTGATTTAGATAAAAAATTATCAAAACATATAGTTTTTATTGAAGAAGTTTATACTCCTTTGCAAAAATCTATAGATAAATTTAAGAGGTTTTTTAAATAATGGCTGAATATACATTCGACGTACAAAAATTATATATTGAAATGATGTTGGCAGATGCTGAATCATTTGCTAGGGCACAAAATATATTCAAGCCTGAATCTTTTGATCGTAAATTGCAACCAATTGCAAAATTTATTAAAGACTATATGGAAGAATATAAGGTAATGCCTGATGTAGAACAGGTTAATGCCAAGCATGAAATAAAATTAAAATCAGCAAAAGATTTAGATCCAAGTCACTTCAATTGGCTGTTGGACGAATTTGAAACGTTTTCAAGACACAAAGCACTAGAACGTGCAATATTACAGTCAGCAGACTTACTAGAAAAAGGAGATTATGCTCCTGTTGAGGATATGGTTAAGGCCGCGGTAAGTGTTGGACTGACGAAAGATCTTGGTACAGACTACTTTGAAGACCCGAAAGGTAGATTGGAGAGACTTAAAAACTCCAATGGACAAGTCAGCACAGGTTGGCCAAACATTGACAAGAAACTGTTCGGTGGATTTAACCGAGGTGAACTAAACATTTTTGCAGGTGGATCAGGCGCAGGTAAAAGTTTATTTTTACAGAATCTTGCAGTGAATTGGGCAACCACTGGCTTGAATACCGTTTACATAAGTTTTGAGTTAAGTGAAGAACTTACTGCGATGAGACTTGATGCCATGATGACTAACATTCCAACTAAAAAAGTATTTCCCGAAATAGATAATGTTGAGATGAAAGTTAAGATGATGGCTAAAAAATCCGGGCAGATGCACATCAAGTATATGCCAAGTGGTAGCACAATTTTGGATATTAAAACTTATATAAAAGAATTAGAACTAAAAACTAAAAAGAAAATTGATTGTATATTGATTGATTATTTGGATTTGATGATGCCAAAAAGCAAACGTATCAGTCCAGCAGACTTGTTTATAAAAGACAAATATGTATCAGAAGAAATAAGAAACTTTGCAGTAGAATCACAAATGTTGTTGGCAACTGCATCACAATTGAATAGAGCAAGTGTAGAAGAAATAGAATTTGATCATTCTCACATAGCAGGAGGTTTATCTAAGATACAAACAGCGGACAACGTAATTGGTATTTTTACAAGTAGAGCAATGAAAGAACGTGGTCGATATCAGATACAATTTATGAAAACTAGAAGTTCAAGCGGTGTTGGACAAAAAGTAGACCTAGAGTTTGATGTTGATAGTTTAAGAATAAGAGATTTAGCAGACGATCCTGAATATAAACAGTTTGACAAACAGAGAAGTACTATATACGATTCATTGAAACAGAAGTCTAAAGTAGTCCCCGACACACCTAAAGATGCAAGACCGGGGGTTCCGGATCCAACCAAAGGAGATACTGTGGGCAAAATTAAAGGCACAGTAGAGGGTGGTAAACTTAGACAACTACTAAATGAGTTGCATTCAGACGAAGATCAATAACCAAAAAATATTACAAAATAATATACGCAGATAAATATGTTTGCTCAAGGCAATAACAGGCAAACATAGGCAATGAAAAAAGATAAAGAACTAAACGACATAACTAGGCTGTACGATAGATTTATTAGGCAATGTCCAGGCACAGAAGAATACACGCAAAGGCTCGCCGAAGAAACTCAAATCATCCTTAGACTACGTTTCGTAGACTACTTCATTCAAATATGTGATATACTAGCAATAACCAGAGACATACCTCATATGACTCGCGGTAGTGCTGGCTCATCACTTGTCTGCTATCTACTTGGCATAACAGACGTAGATCCTGTGCAGTGGGGAATACCCGTGGCACGATTCTTAAATCCAAACAGAGATGACCTACCTGATGTCGATATTGACTTCCCCCACTATCGTCAGGAAGAAGTGATGAATAGAATATTTGATCGATGGC